ATATCTAAATATTTTGTTCTATTCACGACAAAATTGAATATTTTTTTATCATTTTTTAACATCCTGACAATACCTGACATGCTTTTACTATTTTTAATTTTTTCGATTATATTCATAATTAATTTTTATTTTATATATAAAAATAAAAACTCCAATCATCTTAACCAATCACGCTTTTATTATATTTTTGTTATTCATTAATTGCTAATATTATATCATCATCAGTTAAATCTTCAGCTTTTTTCCAACATTCATTATTTTCATCAGGCACCCAATCACTTTTAACTAAAAATTTATGTTGAGGTGTACATTTTATTTTCTCACCACTTTCCAAAGTAATTTGAATAATTGGGCTGTTTTGGTATTTAACAGTTCCTAAAACTTTTTTATCTCCATCTAAAGTTTTAACATAATCTCCAGTAATTAAATTTTCAATCAATTCAGAATTACCATCTGCTTTTATTACTTTATGACCTCCAGTTAAACACAAATACACATGATTTGTTGCAACTAATGGTATATTTAAATAGCCTAAATCGTTAGTAATAAGTCTGACAAGAGATTTTATTTGTTTTGCTCTTGTCATATCTTGTTTCACACTTAATTTCAAGGTATCTTCTTTTTCCTTTTCACTAGATAGCATACCTATTGAATCAATAAAAAATATTGTTTTTGAAACGTCTGTGCCAGATTCTTTTAATTTTTGTAATCCATCTAATATAGTCATCATGAACATTTTTATTTTTTCGACTATATTTGTTCTTATCAATATAAATTTATCACTATCAGTAGTATCTATACCGTACATATCAAAGTCTGGTTTTTCTATGGAGTATTCTGTATCAATCCATACAATATTATAGCCCATTTTCTGAGCATTTCTAGCTATATTTAAAGAAATAAAAGTTTTTCCTGTTTGTTTTGGACCAGCAATTATTGTTATTCTATTATTTGGAATACCACCTTTTAATATACTTTTTGATAACAATCCATCTAAAATATGTATGCCGGTGGATATATAATTTTTATCCTTTTCTAGATTTTCTATTGATATAATGTCCTTTTTTGAAATATTTTCTATCAAATTTGATATACTTGAAAAATTAAAACCATCTGATTTTTTTTGTGATGTATTAACGGGTTTTTTTGCCATATTATTAAATTATTTTTATTTAGACTAAACATAATTTATACATAAAAGTTATTAAAAAGTTTTTTATTTTTAAAATTAATAAAATATGTTAATTTTTATATCTTAATATTTTACTTATAAATTATAATTTACATAATAATTTTTTTATAAAAAGTTTTTTAAAATATGGAACTCAAATGTAAATATATATAATCAAAACAATTCCTGAAAGATATGGATTTTTATATTGTATTTGCTAAAAATAGAAAAAAACTTGATAAGTATATAAAGATAAATAAGATACGAAATAAAACCATTATAGACATAAAACAACAATTGGATGATCATGGGTTAGAAGATGTCTCAGAATGGAGAGAATATTTCAACCTTATTATCTATACTAAAATTGCACAAACTATAAGAAAAAATAGAGATGTTTATTATATACCAAATTTAACAAAAATCAATACACTGGATATTGATGATATTTTTCAAATAAAAAATAATTTAAATGGAAAAATAAATTTCAATCTTCTTTTCTTCTTTGAAGATTTTAAAGACAATCAAAAATTATACGAAAATCTTTTATCTAGTATTTCATTATTTGATGCAATACAAATAATAAGAGATTATTGAACTTCAATACCTTGTAAATCTTCTAAATCAATAGATGAACCATGAATCTTAACTTTAGCTATTTTATTTATTTCATTTTTAACTAAATTATCACAAGATTCATAATTGATAAAACAATTAACATCTTTATCACCGAAGTCTTGAGATTTAAAATCTTCTATATCTAAAAATTCACAATCAACAACGTTCCAATTATCATTTATCCATTGTTTAACTTCTTCTCTTGCCATATCCCAATCAAAAAGTATGACATTTTTAACGTCATTAAAAAATGCGGGCTTTAAAAAGCTTTCAAAAGTTTTAATTCTTTTCATAATAATATTTTTTGTTTTATATATTAATATTTATTTTTAAGTTTTTAAAAGAAAGGTATAAATATTTTATATATAATAAAAAATTAATAAAATAGATGGCACATTATTCTGAAATGGACTTCCTTTTTGAAAAAACTAATAGAGAAGACATATCAAAACAATTAAATTCAGCATCTTATGATAGCATGGCCAATGTTATAAATGAGTTTGAATTAAATATACCAAAATATGTAATATTTAAAGGTAAATCTAATTTTGGTATCAATGAAATACAAAAACACTATAAAGAAAACATATATAATTCGGATAATAGAAATATATATGTAAAATTAATTCAAGACTTTAATATATCATCTGGAAATCCTGGTGCAGGACTAAAATTGAAAGCGTCACATTTTGCATATTTAAGGGATTTAGGAGTTTATCCTATCAATAGAATGATTATTCTTAGGAGATTTCCTGAAGGTAATTTTACATATGAAAATTTAGAAGAAATGACTATAGAGCCAATTTCAACTATTATAGGTTGGTTAAAACCAGACCAAAATTTTGGTACATTTAGCTTTAATGAAAATTGGACAACTACTAATAAAAGATTTGATATATTATTAGCAGAAAAAATATCAGAAAAGTTTGGAATACCTATAAAAGTTCTTATGCCAGTACCTGATTTTGCTCAAGGTATGCTCTTTGAATTTTACAAGAGAGGTTCTTTTTTAAATAATACAGAAGAAAATTTATCCGTCAATGGAGAAGGTGGTAGTCCTTGGGGTCTTACAAATATTCCAGTTGGGGATCCCAATGTATTGCAAGAAGGTCCATATAGAGATCCTAACTCACAAAATATCCAATCTGAGTTCTCTTTTGAATTAGAAACTACATATGAACAAAAATTTATAGGGAATGTGGATCCGGGTTCTGCTATGCTAGACATTCTTGACAACATGCTTGCTATGGGTACATCGGATATGACTTTTTTCTGGGGTGATGGGTCACCTATAATAAAGAAAGCCAGAAAAGCTGCAGAAGAAAAAGCAAATGAATTAAATCAATGGTGGCAATTTATAACAGAAGTTACAAGTAGTTTTTGGGAATCTATAAAAAGTTTATATACAGACGCTTTAGTAAAATGGGAAAACATAAAAAACCAAGTAACAAAAGAAGCTGAAGATAATGATGAAAAAGCTAAAGAAACACAAACTACACCTGCTGCGACAATAGAAAAATTATTACAAAGCATAATAACAAGTACAATAGCAATATATAGATTTGAATTAAGAGGCTCTATTGAATTAATGACTGGTGGTAATACTAGTTCAACTCCTTGGCATATAACAATAGGCAACCCTTATACTCCTTGGCTTTCAACCAATCATATAGTTGTAAAATCAGCAAGAATAGAATCAAGTCATGAGTTAGGATTTAATGATATGCCTCAATGGCTAAAAGTTACATTTAATATTCAATTCTCAAGAGCTTTGGGAAAACAAGAAATAATGAGAATGTTTAATAATTCATATAGAAGAACATATGCTTATGAACCAGTACAAGGTAAAGGTCCAAACAATCAATTAAATGACGTGGTTGTGAGTGCTGAAAAAAAGATATTTAAACCTCAAGAGATATCTGGTATTATACCAAACACATACTTAGATACTAAAACTTTAAATATTAGAAAATAATAAAATATATGAAAATATTATCATTTGATACTAATTATAATTTTAAAATAAAGAGAGATTCAAAACAAAATAATCTATACAATTTATTTCAAAAAAATGTAATTTTTTCTGCTACAATTCCTCTTTATATTTACGTAGTACCTAGGGAATATGAAATGAGGTTAGATAAAATATCTAATTATCTCTATGGAACACCTAATTATGTTGAAGAATTAATGATATTAAACAATATAATATCACCATATTCAATTAAAGAAGGTCAAGAATTATATTTTTGTAAACTAGAAAATATATCTTCACTCTACACAACCGATAGAACATTAGAACAAGAAATAAAAGAAGAAATAATTCAACAATCTTCCATAAAAGATTTATCAACCAATTCAACATCAAATTTACAACAAATAAAAGTTGATGAAAACAATAGAATACAAATTATAAACAGTTTCATATGATAAAAATTATAGAAAAATCTACAATAAAATTAAAACCTATATTCTTTCAGGTACATGATGCTAAATCAGCCGATTTACTTATACAATCTTTTGATTATGTACCATATTTATACATATGCAAACTTTCTAATACTGACGATATTGAATCAAGTTATGGTACAACGATAGACGTTCGTGATATAATTTATGTTAAATTATATAACGATAAATTTTTACCTGAAATAGAAATATATTGTAATGATTCAAAAAATATCTTGTTTAATGATATCTATCCATTTGATCACGACACTCTTATAAGTATTTTCATAAAATCAAACACCAATATAATAGATGATGATACTTTAAACGGCGCACCTATACGAATGGATTTTAGAGTTACTGAATATCAAACAATAAAAACTGATGCTAAAAGAGAAAAAATGCAATATTTAATAAAAGGAGTACTTAATATTGATTCTTTACATTATACATATTATCTATCTAAAAATGAAACGAGCTTCAATGTTTTAAAAGATATTGCACTTCAAATGAATTTAGGTTTTGCGTCTAATGTAACAGAAAGTAATGATAAAATGAAATGGATAAATCCTAGTGATACATATTTAAATTTCATTAAAAAAATTACTGAACATTCTTTCATATCAGAAGATTCTTTCGTATGGACGTTTATCGATTTTCATTATAATTTAAACTATGTTAACGTACAAATTGAATTAAATGAATTTGATAGAAATAAAAAGGATAGGGTTAAAAACGATTTGTTTATAAAAAATGATGAAGAAGATGAAGGTGTGTTATATTTAACTAATAATCAAACATTCAAATCTAGTAATAAATATTTTAATAAATTTAATTTAGTTAATCAATCATTCCAAATAAATTTACAAAAATCATACAAAGCTAAAGCTACATGGTTTGATAAAGATTTGAATTCAATATTTAAAAAAACATTAAAAGAATTAGAAAATGATGAATCTAAATTATCTTCTAATGAAGGAAATTTAAAACAATTGTCAGACAAAGATTCTAAAATATACACTGAAAATATAAATGATGAATTGTTTTTAGGTAAAGTGGACATTGATAATACACATGAAAAATATATATTTGCAAAAATGTCAAATCATTATAATTTTAATAATGTAGAAAAAATGAAAATGGTTATAACATTAAATAAAATTAACTTCTTTATTAAAAGGTTTGAAAATATTAGAATTGAAATATATAATACTAATGATGTATATTCTAAAAATTCAAATGAGTATGGACCAGGATCAAATATTAATATGGCATTATCCGGATATTGGTATGTTACAGGTATAAATTATCTATATAAAAGAACTGGTGGACAAGAACAAGAAATAACACTAGTGAGAAGAGATTTAAGTATAGATTATGGCAAAACTCAAATTACAAGTAGTGATAAATCAGAAAAGCAATCTGGTGTGATTAAAAAACCTATACCTAACACCAATAACAAAAACACACCAAATTCCAATAGTTCTAAATCTGATATAGCTAAAACAATATATAATAATATAAGTTCTATTTCTAATATTCCACCACATATTAAAGCTAAAATTGACGCTGGACTTATAACACCTGAAACTATAAACAGTCTTAATGATTGGATCAATGAAAATTCTTTAACAATAGATGCGTATGATACTACACCTTTAGAAATAAAAAATAATTTAAATAAAAAATAAAAAATAAAAAATGGGCTTAAGTTATAGAAATATAATAGATGAAAATAAACTAAAAGATGCTTTATCTAGTGGAGATTTTTCAGGCGTATTAAAAACAAAAGAAAATTTAGCCAGAAAAAACGCTGTTAGATATATTAAAGGCTATGCAGAAGAAACAGCCATAGAAGCATTGGCAAAATCATTGGGTTTAGATTCAGCCTTATTTAAACAATTGTTTGGTATAGAAACTAAAATCACCGATAATTATGATCCTTATCATTTAAATGACTCTAAAAAAGAGGAATTTTGGTATGACAATAGCGATCAACAAGTTGGTCGTGATGTTCAATCTAAATATGATGAAGATACTAATACATTTAAAAGAGGTTTATATTCTTTTAAAGAATATGATCCTGAAGGTAAAGGTTACGGTAGTGATTTTTGGTATGAAGATCCTCTTATACCGTCTTTTGAATTATACTTTGATCATTTATCACCTCTTTTTAATGATGAAAATGTATCAAACTGCTTAAATTATTTTTTAAATCAATATGCAACTATTGATCCAGTAGGATATGCTAATAGAAGACAAATGTGGAACGAATTTAAAAATGTATTTTTTAGAATTTTTGAAAAAATTCTTACTAATGACAAAGAAAGTCAAAACGTATCAAGAAATTTTAAAAATAAATCTTATTATATCACAAAAATATCCGGACTTAATAATATAAATAAAAAAATAATAAATCATGGAACACACGGTATAACACGCGATGGTGATAAAATAACTATTACTATAAATGAAGATGTTTCTATGATAGCTTGGTATTTATCAGAATTATATAAAAATATAATTTATAGTTATAAAGAACAACGATATATGTTTCCAGAAAATTTATTAAGATTTAATATGTTAATCAAAATAAATGACATGAGAAATTTTCAAATACCAAAAAATAAAAATGGAAATGTTGAATATGAAATTTCACCGAAATCTCAAATTATATATACTTTACATGATTGTTATTTTGATTTCTTTGAAAGTAGAAATTTTAATGAAGAAATGGAAATAGGAGGTTATGGAGCAGCAGCATTAAATACACCTTCTACATTATCTTTTGACATTTATTACAAATCAGTCACCAGATCAAGTAATTATCCTTTAATTGCTCAATCTACCGCATTATCTAATACAAATCAAGATCCGTTATTAAAAGAATATTATAATACATTAGACAGAATAAAAATGACACCAACAGATAACGAGCCTAAAAAATATTTAGATCAACTTATTACTAAAGCCAAACAAACCGCTGTTAATACTGGATTAGATTATTTAGATAATTTAGAAACAAAATTAAGAGAAATAAGGGGCAGTGCAGTAAACAATTTACTAAAACAATTTAGAAATGCTACTAATATTAACAAAATTGAACCAGATAATATATATGATCCTGGATTTAATAATAGAGCCAGTTTTAGAAATTTTGCGAAGAGGGAAGCTGCTGGATTAGTAAATTTGCTAGAAAATAGTGCAAGAGAAGCATTTAATTTTTAAAATATGGAACTTAATAGAAAAATATTTATGGGAATTGTTGAGGATAATAAAGATCCCAACAGAAAAGGTAGAATTAAAGTAAGAGTACAAACACTTTATCATTGTTTAGCCGTCGAAGACATACCTTATGCAGCACCTTTTGCTGGATTAGCAGGTAAAAAATTTGAAATACCTGCGATTGGTAAAATAGTTAATGTACTTTTTCTAAATGATGATTTATATTCTCCACTTTACATATACTCAGAAAACTATAATATTAATCTTCAAAATAAACTTAATAGTCTAACAGATGAAGAGTATGTAGATTTCATTTCTCTTTTATTTGATGAAAAAACTCAAATTTATGTAAAAGGTCAAGAATTGACTATTGATATGTTACTCAATAAAATAACTATTACAAATACTAATAAAAATGCTATAAATATAGAACTAAAGGACAATAAACAAATTCTAAATCTAGGTTCTAGAGATTCTAATCAAGATGCTGTACTAGGTACTAATTTCTTTGAATGGATGGATAAATTCATAGATGAATTATCAAATCCTACATGTTTAATTGGTAATGTTGGCGCACCTATTTTAAGACCATTTTTAGACATGCTGTGTATGGAATATAAAATGAAAAGACCTACTTTCGTTTCTAATAATGTAAAAATCGTAGATAATGGTAAAGTGAATATTCTTAAAAGAACTCCAGATACTAATAACAAAAAGCATGATATTGATTTAATTATTCCAGAAGATGAATGTAGCGAATTTGAAAAAGTGCCAGGTGCTGGAACAATCCAAGAACAAATAGAAAATCAAAATAAAAAGGCGTGTGAAGAATTAGAAAACGCAGCAGCCACAGATGAAGTACCTTATAGAGAACATCCATCTGAAAATTCAAATCTAGAATTAACATCAGAAGAAACTAAAAAAGTGTGGAGCACCGATGCACAAAATCAAATAAATCAATTACATCCAGAATTTAGGCCATATGTTATCAAATTTTTAAATGCTTGTGAAGCTAAAAATATTTTAGTAAATATCACAAGTGGTTACAGATCAATTGAAAAACAAAAAGAACTACAAAGCACTGGAAACGCAGCTAAACCAGGATATAGTTATCATAATTATGGTTTAGCTATTGATATTTCATTAAAAAATTCAGATGATTGGAACACTGTTGGTCAAGTTGGAGAAGCAATTGGTTTGAGATGGGGTAAGTATTTCAAAAATCCAAAATCTGAAAGATGGCATTTTGACGGTGCGTATATTTTTAATTTATCAACTGCCGAACTTAAAAAAAAATATGATAATGGTCAGTTATCTAATGGATATGTAAATTTAGGCGGATACCAAGCAACATATGCTGAAAATAAATTTAAAGATCAACCATATTCTAAACCTACTAAAGAAGATTGTGATAATGCTAAATTTAATAGAAAAGAAGCCAAACAAATTAAGAAAAACACTAATAATCAAAGTGACGAAAAAGAACAAGCGCCTACACCAGAAGAAGAACAAGCATCTTCCAATCAATCAAACGAAAGTGATATTGACTGTGCTACTAAAACACTATTTAAAACAATTACATCAGGTGAAAGTAAAGATTATAACACAACGCTTGGCTATGATAAATATATACCTGAATTTGTACCTGGAACAACAAAAAAAGTTCAACCTATTACAGCATTGACCTTAGGGGAAATAAAAAAAGTGCAAGATCAGATGGTAAAAAACGGTGGACCGTCTAGTGCTGTTGGGAAATATCAATTCATTAAAAAAACTTTAATTGGCGCACAATCTAAATGTGGATTAAGTGACAATGATTTATTTTCACCTATAAATCAAGACAAAATGGCTGCATATTTATTAGAAAATAGAGGACTAAAAAAATGGTTAAATAATGAAATAACAGACAACCAATTTCAATTATCACTAGCACAAGAATGGGCATCAATAGCAGTACCTCAGGATACAATAAATAATAAAGGCGTTTCTATAAAAAAAGGTCAATCTTATTATAGTCAAAATTCATCATCTGGCTATGCCGGTACAACTAATCAAGAAATTCAAGAAGCAATGAGAAAAGCTAAAGATGAATGCGCTGGATAATTAAACTTTTTTATAACTTTCTAATATAAAGATTAAAAAATCTTTATTAATGCTTTTTAAAAATAAAAAAATCCTAATAATAGGTGATGTAATGGTAGATTCCTATCTATTTGGAAATGTAGATAGAATTTCACCAGAAGCACCTGTCCCAGTAGTAGATATCATTGTTAAACAAAATAAGTTAGGCGGAGCTGCAAATGTTGCATCAAATGTAATAAATTTAGGTGGTGAGCCAATATTATGCTCAGTAATAGGAAATGATCAAAAGGGAGACTTATTTCTGTCACTCTTAAAAAAAGAAAAAATATCAGAAAAATATATTTATCAATCCGACAGCAGGATAACAACTTGTAAAACTAGAATAATTAGTAGTGATAATCATCAAATGCTTAGGGTAGATGAAGAAATGAAATCTGATTTAGATTCTAATGAACAAAATAAATTACTATCCTTAATAAATGAAATATTTAATATTAATAATATCGATTGCGTTTTATTTCAAGATTATGATAAAGGTGTTTTAAATGAATTTATTATAACTACTATAATCAATAAAGCAAATTCATCAAATATACCAATTGTAGTAGATCCAAAAAAGAAAAATTTTTCATACTACAAAAACGTCACACTTTTCAAACCAAATTTTAAAGAATTTAGAGAAGGATTAAACTTAATTGGTACAAACAGAAAATTGATATTAGAAGAAGGTTCAAAACTATTACATAAAAATAAAATTGAAAATGTCTTTGTAACTCTATCCGAAAATGGAATTTTTGTATCTTACAAAAAAAATAATAAAATTATAAGTAAAATAATACCTGGTACACCTAGAGATGTTGCTGACGTTTCAGGTGCTGGAGATACTGTAGCAGCGGTTGCTTCTATTTTATTAAATGAAATAGATATTGAAGAAATTGCTAAAATATCTAACATGGCTGGTGGAATAGTTTGTGAAGAAGTAGGAGTAGTGCCCATAGACAAAGAAAAATTGTTAAAAGAATATGAAATTTAAAAAATACGGTAGACAATATAAAGTATCATCCATTAGTGATGATGAATACGATGATGAAAACAATCCTATTGAGGAAATCATAGATCGATTAAACTATTGTAGACTAGATTATTATAAATTATATAAAAAAGATTTTAAGGTAGCTTCTATTCGGTTAAGACAAAATTTAGAATGGATTATACAAACAGCAAAACAAATTAAAAGAGATGCTTTAAAATATAGAAAGGATATTGAAAGAAGGCAAGATGAAGCAAAAAAAGAAGCAAAAAAACACTATGGAAAATAATTTAGAAGATTCTAGCGGGCTCTATGAAGCATCCGGATTAAAAGCCGTTATTGAAGAAGTAGAAAGGATGAAAGAAGAAGAAAAAAAGAAAAATGAAGAACTTTTCTGGGTGGATTTATCAAAAGACCAAGAAGATATAGATCCTTTTTGGTTAACTTAAAAAAATTTAAAAAAAATGACATATAATTTTGATGAATTTGTTCAATATATAAAAGAAGGATTAATAAAAACTTATGAAATCGATAAAACTATTGAAGGAATATCTGACCTAATAAAAAGTTATAATATACAATTTGAAATAAATAAAAAAACAAATAATACATTTTCAATTAAATTTTTAAATGTTCATATAACACGAAATATAGAAAATATTATTGAAATTGTATTATCTAACTTATTTAATTTATATGGATGGTTTCCATCAAAGATGGAAATGGAAAACATTTATGCAATGAAAAATGTTAAAAAATTTGATAAAAATGAAATTTATAGGTACATAAAAAATTTATTATCTATAAACATTACATTTGAAAGCAAATTTGATATTAAAGAAATAGAAATTCCAAAAAAATTATATCATTTATCAATTCAAGAATATGAGAAGAATATATTAAAATATGGAATATTACCAAAACATAAATCCAAATTAACTACGCATGACTATGATGGCCGAATATATTTATGTGATTCTATTAATAAATGTAAATCTTTAATAAATAGTATGAAATTATTTTATAAAGAAGAGATGTATGATATATTAATGGATATTAAAAATTCACAAAAGTATTATAATAAAAATATTAAATGGATATTATTTGAAATAGATTCAGAGCAGGCAAAAATTGATAAACTATATCAAGACCCAAACTTCTTAGGCGGATATTATTATTTAAACAATATACCAAAAGAATCAATAAAAATATTAGAAAAAGAAATTTAAAGAAATAATATGACTCTAAATGATCTTCCAAATAAGCCAAATATAAAAATAACGAAACAACCTGTATTCGATCATTATTATATAGACAAAGATAATGATGGTAATTTACTTAGAAAAAGAAAACCAATGAGTGTTTCTATTTGTAATTCATTACCACATTTTGATGATAATCATATTTATTATTTTTATTCTATTAATATCAATGAAGTAAGATATTGTGAAATTGAAATTTCATCAATAGAAAAAAAAACTAATAAGAAAAGAAAAATTAGAAAAATTAATCAATAGTTATAGTTGATTTTAAATTTTCATAATATTCATTACTAAAAATATCTTTACCTTCTAAAATATAATTTAAATATTTTTTATCAGGTTTGATATTTTCCCTTATCATAATTGGATTTGCAATATATGTTATAGCATTAACTAATTCACCTTCACAAATAACATTAACAATTGTTCTATAATAATGGCTCGGTTTCGTATTAGCGCCTTCAAATTTATTAATAATATTTAAATCCTCTGGATTTATTTCATATAAAGCTCCCTCAACAAAATCCCCTTCCGATTCAACAATATTAGCATATCCCAAATAAACATTATTTTTAGAAACTTTATTAAAAACAATTTTATAATCTTTTAAAATTGCAAACTTTCTAGAAATAAAATTAATCTTTCTCTCTTCCTTCATTCTTTTTTCAGAAATATTCGACCCGTATGCAAAATAATTAATCATGAATTTATATATTAAAAAACAAAGTTCTTAAAATATAATATAAAAAATTATGAATTATTCTGGTATAAATATACCTATAAATATTAATAACATAGATTTAATAATAAAATCTATTATTATTAAAAATGATGATAAAATTTCAATATTAAATCCATTTATATCAATACCTGCTTCTCCAGCTTATTCTCCTTATTCTCCAACTATAAATATAATTGCAGAAACATCATATAAAAATTATTCAAATATATTAAACTGGACCACTTCTATTTTTTCATCAAGCAACTCGATGAATTATAAGTTGATAGTTTTTTTAAATCATATCAAATTACATGGAGTTTTTCCTATTAATACTAATTTAAATCAATATAATAACCTTGAAGTTACGTTTGCTGTTGATTATATAGAAGGGGATTTAGAAGCATTTAATTTAAAAAGAATAAGAAAAGATAAATTAGAAAAATTAAATTCATTATGTCAAAAATCTTTATAATCAGTAACACCAATTTTAATTTATCAAAAAATTTATCTTCCAAAGAATGGTTGAAAAATATGGAGTATTATTTTTACAATGAGTTTTTACCATATTTAAAAAATAATATTGAAGATAATGATATTTTGATTCATTTAGGTAACGTTCTATGTAAAACTAAATCCATAGATTTAAATGTATTAAAATTCGTTCAAGACCTTTTTGATAAAATTTCAAATATTTTACCTGTATATATCATAGAAGGTGAAAATGATACATTTTTATCTAATATATTTAAAAATTTGAAAAATATAGAAATTATTAACAAAACTAAACAAATAGATGTTTTATTATTACAAAAATTTACAATTTTTCCAATAAATTCTAAAATTGAAGATTTAGATAATTTAGATGATTATTCTGAATACTGCTTTTTAAATTTTGATTATTTAAATTCTCCGAAAAAAGATATTATAATTTCTAAATTAAAAAGATTTAAAAAATGTTATAATGGATGTTATGATAAAAATGGCGTAACTGCAAATATTAAAAATTTGGCATCACCTTACAACATAGATTCTGATGAAAAAAAAGGATTTATAGTTTTAGACACTCATGTAAATAAAGATAAATTTATTCAAAATAAATTAAGTCCTAATTTTAAAAAAATTTATTTAGAAAATGAATCAGATTTAAATATATCAAAAGAAATATTCAATAATAATTATATAAGTTTAAATATAAATAAGAAACTATTAATAGATAATAAACTTAAAATAGAAATGTTAATATCTGAATTTGACTTTGTTAATATAACTTATTCAGATAATGAAATTTTAAAAGATAGAGAAGATGTGATGGAGCTAAGTGAATCATCATTAACATTAAATGAAATGGTGATTGATTATATAAATCAATCACCATCTGAAAACAAGCAAAAATTATTACTAGAATTTAAAAAAATCACAGAACTTAATAAAAATTAAAATTTATCGGTATTGTATTCCCTGTTACAATGAATACAGCCATTAAAATCACCATTTTCTGCTAATAATTGTTTATATCTTTTTTCAGTAATGTACCACTTATTATGTTTAGCCATTTTATCTATACCACAAGCTTTAGTAGTATTATTTAAATTGTGAATTTCATACGTAGAAATATTAACTAAATATTTCAATCCTAAGATTTTTCTAAATATTTTTAACATAACATATATTTTTTATCATATATATTAATTTCCGCCAATGGAAAATCCCAATTTTTTAGAATTCTTATCATTATCTATTAATTGCTTTCCAACTTTTTCTTCATAAACTTCAGCAAGACTCTTAGGTTCAGTATATTCATTATTTAATCCAATATATTTAGATAATTTAGTAGCTTGTAATGCACTTAATTTTTTAAATTTATAATCTACCATCAATCTACCTTTGCGTAATAAAGCCTCGTCTATAATATTTTTACTTACATTAAATGTAGCTATTATTTGCATTTCCATATGATCGTTTAATAGTCCGTCACTAATATTTAAGATATTACTAACTGCTTGATTTCTATCTTCTTGGGCTGATGTTAAAATCATTTCTGCGTCTTCTAATAATAATATAGAATTTTTGTATTTAGATATAAAGGATATTAATTCTGGATTTGTGATATCCCACATAAAATAAGATGGAATATATATTATCGTTTTTTCATCTGAAAGATCATATATCAATTTACGAATTACCGTAGTTTTTCCCGTACCCGGGTCTCCATGAAATATAAATAGTCCATGTTTATTATTTTTTATTTTATATAATATATCTTGATATTTTTCTACAAAAGAATCGCCATAATTTAAATCCAATGGTATGTCAAATTCTTTAATTGTAGCAGGAGTTAAATCGTATCCCATGCTATTGGTTGATATAACAAAAAAAGTTTTATTTAATGGTCTCAAATAAACGAAATTTCTAACATCTTCAAATATTTTATCTACGAATTTAAAAGAATCTGAATCAAAATATATCATTAAATCAGATATTTTATTTTTTTTCATATTTTCATCTTCATATGTATCATCATCTTTAAATCTTTCTTCATCATAAAATTGAAACATTAACTTATAAGGTCTATCAATTCTAATTATATATTTATATAATTTTGCTTGTCTATTTTTAACATCAGAATGAAAATCACAAAAAACTGTCATATTTTCTGGTTTTATATTAAATTTCTCTTTTAAATAATTCCAAAATTGTTCAGAAAATACTTCTTCATTTAAATTATATCTATTAACTATTTTATTAAAATAATTTAATGCATACATATCTTCTTTACGATCTAAATTTTGTTCCAAAACCAAAAAAGGCTTATTAATAACTACACTACCTGTATTATTCTCTTTTTCACTCATATTATTTTATATTATTTTTATATCTTTCTTCGATATATTCTTGGTTCACTTCTCTTTTTTCAATATCACTATAATCATTCATTTGGGTTGTCATCATCGGATTAGTCATAAGGCATATATATTTTTCTTGAATTTGCTGTGCAAAATACACGTCTAATATATCTCCAAATTGTGAGATTTTATTAAGACCTTCGTATTTTTTTATAAACAAGTCATACATAAGACTACTATAAGCCATAGAATGAACCGCAAATGCCTTTTTTAATAAGATTAAATTGGGTTTAAAACGAATCAATTTTTCATGTGTATTTGCACCTAAATAAAAAAGATACCAATTCAATCCTTTTGCTTGTTCTATAGAAGTTTGTAAAACTTTTTGGGGATCATCAACAATGAATTTAACATCGTCTTCAAAAATAAGAACGTTTTTTAATTTCTTTTCTTTTGCCATTTTAACAATAGCAAGATTAGATTTTATTATACCAACTCTACCGTCATTTTCTTTAATTGCCGAAAATCTTTTAACTTTATCTTCTATTCCTGCTTTAGTAAATTCTTGCATTGCATGTTGCCATCTATCTGGTCGTTCATCTAAATTAATACAATAAATTTCATCAAAATAATCAAAAGAGTTACTCATATTAATAATTATTTTTATGTTTATATGAACTGTCAAAGAAAACACAGAAGTCTTTTAGCTTCTGTGATGAATTTGACAAAAAACCATTATTTTTTAATTATATATACTTATATAAAATAAGTTGTATAAATGAGAAAAACATTTTCCATAAGATTGTTTCCTGATAATGATCAAATAAATAAATTAAATGATTTATCTTCTATTAGAAATGATATATGGAATAAACTTCTTGAAATTGAGGAAAATGAATATAAAATAAATAAAAAAATATTAAATAAGTTTGATTTAAATAATTTACTTCCTAAATTAAAAGAAAAATATACAGAGTGGAAAAAATTAAATTCAAAAGCAATTCAATCAATTTCAACTGAATTGTTTGGTTCTTATAGATCATTCTTTAATTTAATCAAAAAAGATAAAAATGCAAGACCACCAAGAAAAATAGAAAATAATAATTATTTTCATACAATTGTATGGAATCAATCAGGTTGGATCATTAACGATAATAATATAATTATTATAAATAAAATATCATTTAAATATAAATCTAAAATAAATATAAATGAATTAAATATAAAAGAAATTAAAATTAAATATGTAAGGAATAAATGGTTGTGTGATATTATAACCGAAGATGAAATTAAATATGAAGATAAACTAAATATAAAAACTAAAGTATTGGCCATTGATTTAGGTTTAAGTAAATTAGCTACTGGTGTTGATAATAAAGGTGATGTAATTGTATTACAAAATAAATCTAAGAAAATAAATGATTATTATCAAAAACAAATAGGTAAAATCCAAAATAAAAGAAGTAAAACCAAGAAAGGATCTAAAAGGAATAAAAAATTAAAAAATGTATTAAATAAATGTTATCATAAAAAGAATCAACAAATCAAACAAACTCTACATGTTCAGAGTAAAAAATTAGCGAACATGAACTACAATACTATTGTGGTAGGTGATCTGACTGTTAAAAATTTAATGTTAAAGGAAAGTTCAAATAAAAATAAAAAAGGAATTAGAAAATCATTTCATAAATCAAATATAACGATGTTTCTTCAATTTCTTGCTTATAAATGTCAATCAAATAATATTAATTTAACAAAGATAGATGAAAAATGGACCACTCAATTAAATTGTTTGACTGGAACTATATTTAAGGAAAGAATAAAATTAAACGATAGAAAAGTTAAATTATCAGACACCATAATAATAGATCGTGATATAAACTCAGCCATAAATATTATGAAAAGATGGTTTGGAAATCACATTGCTTCTATGAACGAGCCACTTGATTTTTCAAGTGTAATTAAAAAGTGTAACCTTTTTAATGGAACACATCAGTCTTTAGCTGATGTGTAGTTCATATAAATTATTTTAGTAAAGGTTTTTTATATATACAAAAACCATAAACAATTAAATTTTTTATGAAATATATAAAATTATTTGAATCTAAAATAAAAAAATATAAGGTTGGTGATTATATTTTAATAGATGTTGAAAAAATAAATCAACAGAATATAAAAGATCACTTATCAGAGGAAGAAAATTGTCCAGATGGTGAGAAGGCAAAAATAATAAATGATACCCCCGTTGATTATGATTATAAAATAATTTTTGACACAAATAGAGATTATAATATATCTGAGGATGAAATAATCAGGTATTTATCCGAAGATGAAATATTAAATTTTGAAACTAATTTAACTGCAAAAAAATATAATATATGAAACATTTAAAATTATTTGAACAATATATTAAAGAATCTATCACAACTGACATAGATTCTCTATTAGATAGTATTAATGATAAAAAAGTAGATTTTTATAAAATTGGCTTATCTAATGATAATTATATCAATAAAGATATTGATTATTTATATAATGATGCAGATTTTAACAATCAATTATTTAAACAAAATCTTAAAAAAGGTGAAATAGAATCTACAATGAACATTGAAAACTTTTTAAGAAAAGATATTGATATGAAATTCTTTTTTTTATATAATAGAAATGAAACTATTTTAGATAATCCAAATTATTTAATTATTCAATATTATAAAGATGAAAAATGGTATCCAATTGAAATATATTTAATTAGAGATAATGTTGAAAATTTTTATGAAAAATTAACTGCTAAAACTATAAAATTAACTCAAAATGAGGTAACCTATATTTATCAAACATCTAATTCTGGAAACAATTGGTTATTAAAAGATAAAGATAAAAAAACAGAAAAATTTAAAGAAAATTTAGAAACTGATGATATTAAAAAATTAATTAAAGGTGGTGCTAAATTAAAAATTATTGAATAAATGAACAGAATAAAATTATTTGAAAATTTTAGATCAGGAATCGATATTGATGATTTACCAATTGGTACTTTTGTAATTTTAGATGCATCAAATTACAATTTCGAAATTGAAAAAGATCAAAAAGAAATCGAAAATTCAGTCGGAGAAATAATAGATAAAAACGTAAAAATTTTAAAGGATTTAGAATTAGATGATCCTGGTAATTTCGCGCCTTACGAAGTGATGTATAGTTTTGGTTCAATATACGCTTGGGATGATTATATATTAGATTCTTCACAAACAAATAAAGATATAGAAATTCGTGGACTTACAAAAAAATATAATTTATGAAATATATAAAAACATTTGAAGTAGTTTGGTCAAAAAATTTAGTAGAAGGTAAAATATATGAAATTGAAACAATAATATTAGCAGACTACGAATGGAAAACTAATATAAATTTAGGTCGAATTATTAAAATATATAAAAATGAAGACGTATTATTTTTTAATATGAAAACTTTTTTAAAAGGCAGTTTAAAAGAAATAGAAATTGAATTGTACCCAAAAAATATAAAAAAATTAGCAACACCAGAGCAAATAATTGAATTTGAAACTTTAGAAAATCAGAAAAAATATAATTTATAAAATTTGTATTTTTTGTCTTGCGTATTCACATTGTTTTTCACTAATTTCACTGCCTATAAAATTACATTTTTTATCTATCGCCGCTAATGCAGTTGTTCCTATTCCAAAAAAACTATCATAAATTAAATCACCTTCTTGTCCATATATATCAATTAATTTTGTTACTAACTCTGTTGAAAATGTAGCTTTATTTAATTTATTAGATCCATCATTATTTTTTGCCTCTATAAAATTATCAACAATTTCATAATATTTTTGACCTGTTTTTTCTGAAATACTTGCTATTTTTTTAGATGTTATAAAACTTTTCATTTCTAATTTTCTAGCAAACACCCAAATAAATTCACATATTCTATTTAATCTATTATAACTCGCAGGATGTGGAATGGACATTTTTTTCTTCCAAATGATTGTGTCTGCAATATTCCAATTTGTACTTTCTATAATTTTTGAAACTAATTTATAAGGTAATGATGGATTATCTATTGAATAACTAAAATTATATAAAACAACTCTATTATCTTTTAAAATTTTATCATAACCATTAAATATTTCTATAGACCAATCAATATATTCAGTTTCTGTTTTATTATCTTTATAAATATCATATTTACCAATATCTGTGGGCCCTCCTTTTCTTTTTACACATGTATTATATGGTGGTGATGTTATTATTAAATCGACAGACTTCTCTGGTAGATTTTTCATGGTTAAAATGCAATCTTCATTAAAAATTTTATTTATTTCAAACATAAATTAATTTAAATTTTTTATCAACTTATCAAGAAGTTGATATTTAATCTCCTTTTCTATTTTAGAGTTAAAAATACTATATGAACTACCACTACACTAAAGATGTAGTAGTTTCAGGAACACTAGTTTCCCTCTCTTTAAGCGTTTCGTTGCCTATGCCATAAGATGGTCTTATTTTTGCTCCACGCTCGTAATCAGACGTTCCATCTGATATATTTTTACGATATCCTTCGTTAAGGATATTAATTGCTGCATTAAAATCTCTATCATGAACTGAACCACATTCAGGACAATTCCAAGT